GATCACAGTGGTTACCTGAATTAAGCACTAGGGGTAACAACCATTGGATGAGGCTTATCATCACGAATGGTCCTGTAGGTTGTAGAGTAATCGCATAAAAGGTCCTACCAGGTAGAGTAGGTAATCCGCTTTTGGATAAGCTCTACCATTACTGGAAGGTGGGTGAGTGGTTAAAACCGGCAGACTGTAAATCTGCTCCCTTACGGGTACGGCGGTTCGAATCCGTCCCTTCCAACTACGGAAACAGAGGAAGCGTAGAACAACTAGCCGGGAGAGCGGCGACGCAAGGGTACACACTTAGTAACTCTCTTATTGGTGTGTGAAGCAAATGTCAGATTCCTGATAAAGTTGTTCCTGTTTCTTTTTATTCGGGATGTAGCGCAGGTGGTAGCACATCTGGTTTGGAACCAGAGGGTCGCAGGTTCGAATCCTGTCACCCCGACCAATATTGGACCTTTAGCTCAGTCGGTTAGAGCAGTTGACTCATAATCAATTGGTCGTGGGTTCGAGTCCCTCAAGGTCCACAAAATTTTTTACCAACATTTTACTTGAATTTGGTTTTTGTCCATCTTCTTATTATATTGCGTGATATGTATATAAAATATACACCACGTTCTTTGAAAATGTATAAACCCGATAGTGCGTCTATCAAGACCTTTCCAGTAACCTATTGAAACTGGATGCTAGCAGGTACGCAAATAGGTGAGGGTTTAATTTTATAGGAGAAATGGCAGAGTGGTTTAATGCGGCGGTCTTGAAAACCGTTGACTGTAAAAGGTCCGGGAGTTCGAATCTCTCTTTCTCCGCTAACCTATCTTTATTATTAATCAATTAAACAATCAAAAATGAAAAAAGGATTTTTTATGTTTGCTCTAGCAGCTTCTGTTGTAGCATGTTCAACTGAATCAACTTCTACCGAAGAAGTTACTGTAGACACTACCATCGTTGTTATGGACACCACTGCAGTTTCTGACACAATTGTAGAATAAGAGTTTTTAAACGTTTTCTTTAAAAAATGTTTTGGTAGCTCCCGACTAAGGCGCCTGAGAAAACCCCATTAGGGGTTTTTCTTTTTCCATATATGTATATGCAGATGGACACAAATAAAATATTTGATTTATTTGGTCAAACAGAATTTGACACTCCCTTAGAAAAAAAAGCTAGGGCAGCCGATGAATTACTTAACTTTCAAGATACTCCTATGTTTTGGTTAGGTATGTTTAAAAAACTTATCTTAAACAACCAAAACTTTTATCACCAACTTCTATCACTTCTCCCTAAAGAATTTAACCCAGAAGCCACTAAATTAGATGAAGCCTCAGAATTTGTAGTATTTCTTAGAGGTTGGTACTATATCCAAAAAATAAATTTAAATCGAAAGTTAGACCAAGAAAGTTTACAAATGTACTCTAGTGAAGAATTAGAGGTATGTTTAAAATTATCTATACATTTTTTTGAAGAAAGAGAAGAATATGAAAAGTGTGCCCACTTAAAAAATATTCTAGATTTCATACAGTCTATTTAATATAACTTGGCTCTTAACTTTAGGAGTCGTAAATTAACCCCATAAAATCTTATCATTATGATTAATCACGAAGTAGTAGTAAACAAAATTGAAAAGTTAGAAGGTAAACTTAAACAACTTTATGTTTTGATTACTCGCCCCCAAACTACTGTTGACGAGTACAAAACAACTATCAAGAATGCTGAAGAAATTCTTGAAGAAGTAAAAGCAATGGTTCAACGAAACAAATAATCTTTTAAGTTATGTCTGCAGAGCAACTTCAAAAAAATTGGCTTGAATTTGTAGGTTACATTCAGGATCATATCCAATCTCCTAGAAAGGAAAACTTAATGGCATTCTATGAAAAGTATGCTGAACGTATAGTTATGATGCCTGCTTCTCATAAAAAAGAATATCACAACGCTTTTGTGGGAGGGTATGTAGACCACGTTAATCGTGTTATCAGATGCGCTTTAGCCCTTCATAAAACATGGGCTGAAATGGGTGCAGATGTTACAACATACACTAAAGAAGAATTAATATTCTCCGCTCTAAATCACGATTTAGGTAAAATGGGCGATGAAAATCATGAATCCTATCTTCCTAACACTGATCAATGGAGAAGAGATAAACTTGGAGAAGAATGGATGTTTAACAAAGAATTAGCATTTGCCTCAGTTCCTGATCGTTCTTTGTTCCTTCTTCAATCACATGGTGTTACCTATTCTTTCAATGAAATGGTAGCTATTCAAACTCATGATGGTCTTTATGATGAAGCCAATAAGAAATATCTTATGGGATATCTTCCCGAACAAAAACCGCGTACAGCTCTACCATTTATCATCCACCAGGCGGATCTTATGGCAGCTCGTATAGAATTTGAACAGGAATGGTTACCTAAGTTTAAAAATAGCGTGCCATCTAAAAAAACGGGTCATACCATGACGGCAAACTCTACGGAGAAAAAGCAACCTATTAAATCTAAAGCTCTTGGTAGTATCAAAAGTGAAGGATTAAAAAGCATGTTAGATAGTATATGATAATATTAGTCATTATTCTTTTTTTAATGGTTGTGGTCCTCGGATACACAACCATCAACCTTCTACGCAAAAATGAGAAGGCTGAAGATGTTATTAATGGACAAATTCATTATATTAATGAAGTAACTGAAATTGTTCAATTTATTGACAAAAGATTATCGGAAATCGATACCAAAGGTACTTTTCAATCTGACGATGAAATAGGTTTCTTTTTTGAAAGATTAAAATTATTAAATGACCTTTTAAAAAAGTACCAAATTAAATTATGAGCTATGAGATAACAGAAGAAGTAATCCCAAAACCTAAAACAAAAGGAGTCCAATACTTCACTCAAGAAACAGAAGATGCTATTGTAGCATACAATAATACAGAAGATTTTGAAGAAAAAGATAAGATTTATCATACAAAAATCCATTATGCTTTCTTCAAATTAACAGAGAATATAATCCATACATTTAAATTCTACCACACAGAGGTAGATAATATAGAGGACCTCCAACACGAGATTATTACATTTCTGTTATCTAAAATCCATTTATTTAATCCTGAAAAGGGGGCTAAAGCATACTCATACTTTGGTACTATAGTAAAGCGATACCTTATAATTTCAAACACTAAGAATTATAAGCGTAAAATCGATAAAGTATCAGTTGACGAGTTAGATGCAGGTGAAACTCATTTCTATACAATAGATGAGGATTCGCCTAATGTTGACAAATTATCTCTTTTTATAGATAAATTTGTTAAACACTGCTCAGAGCATTTATTTGAAATGTTTCCTAAACCCAATGAGGCACGTATAGCAGATGCTATCCTAGAACTTTTCAGAAAACGTGAAAATTTAGAGGTTTTTAATAAAAAAGCCTTATACATCTATATTAGAGAAATGGTAGTGGATGTTAAAACTCCCCAAATTACCAAAACAGCTAATAAACTTTACGCTATTTTTAAAAAAAGTTATCCTTATTATTTAGAGACAGGAATTATAAAATTTACCTAATTCATATTTATAATAAACCCTATAATTATGAGTCAGTTTGATAAATATATTTTTAAGGATAAAAAATTTTCTGATGTACTAGAAGAAATCTACCAAAATCAGAAAAAAAAAGATAAGCAAATAAATGCTCTTATTAATGAGCTAAAACCTATGATTGAAGAAATAGGTGATGCTACTCTTTTAGTTCCTTTGATCAAAGAATATTTAGAAATCGGAGTTAAAAACGACGATATTTTAATTAAAATGGCAGCTTTAGCACAACGTGCTATTCAAGCTGAAGGCGTTGAAACTGGTTTGGGTATATCTGATGAAGAAAAACAACAATTATTAGATGAGATAAATAAATTCAAAGACAATCAGTAATGATATTTGAAGACGATATTTTAACTAATAATTTTGGAGATTCCATTTTATCAGGTCTACAGGATCTCCTTGTCCCAGTTCGAGTTGAAAGTGTGGTTTATGATGATAACCACCCTAGATTTAAAGAATTAGGGGATTGGAACTCTATAGGAACTGTAGAATTTTCTTCAGTTAGAAATCCTTTAGCCTCTACTTTAACAAAATACCCAATTGCTCGTCCATTTTTCCCTAATATAAAACACTACCCGGTTAAAAACGAGATAATTCTTATAATTCAAGGTTTAGCACCTATTGAAGGACAAGAAAACGTTTCAGACCAAACTAACTATTATATTTCAATATATAATACTTGGAATACTCCTCACCAAAATGCTTCACCCAACCCATTTCAACTTTTAAATCCTAACTTAGCTCAAAAAGATTATTTAACAGCTGGAGCAGGTTCTGCTAATATAATAACAGGACAAAATCCTACAGTATCTTTAGGACCTGGATTTAAAGAACAAAAACGAATTAATCCTTCTAGATCTTATCCAGGTGATATTATATATGAAGGTAGATGGGGAAGTAGTATTAGATTTGGAAGCACTGCAGAAGACCCAAAGGCTAATCAATGGTCTTCAACTGGAGCTGTAGGTAGTCCTATTCTTATCCTTAAAAACGGAGCATTTTCTGATCCTCTTATTCGCCCTTGGATTCCTGTATCTGATGATATTAATAGAGATGATGCTTCTATGTACATGGGAAGCACTCAAAAAATCCCATTAGATGCCGCTAGTATAAACGATTATTACAGTTATAAATCTAATCCACCCCAAACACCCAACCAATATGCGGGTAAACAGGTTATTCTAACCTCAGGTAGATTAGTTTTTAATGCTTCATCTGATCACCTTTTACTTAGCTCTAATAAATCTATTAACCTAAACGCTGTACAATCAATTAACTTTGACACTACAGGGGATGTTATAATACAATCGGGAAAAACGTTTATAGGGTCTAAAAACGCGACTGAACCATTATTATTAGGCAATGCTACAGTCAACTTATTAGGAACTTTGCTCCAAGCCCTTAAAATATACTTCAATACTTTAGGTAATACCCCAACATCACCTGCTGGAACTGTAAATCCTATAAGTCAATTAGCTACACAAAATATAGTAGGACTTATAGATGCTTTAGACAAACAGTTAGATTTAATAACTTCTAATACGAATTACACAGTTTAATGGCTACCCCACAAGAAATAGAAAAAACTAGACAGTCTGAAAATACTAGAAGACAGTTGGCTATTGGTTACTCTGAAAATCAAGCCTCTAGTTTTAACTTTATTTCTTCTAGCATTCCTGAAAATCAAAAACCTAAAGGAATTGCTAAATTAACATCTTTAATAGCCACAAAATCACAAGATCTTTTAACTAAAATTAATCCTGCATTTACACAAATAGCTGGACTTTTAGGAATACAAGGGTTAGGAACCCCTGGAGAAACTATTCCAGATGTTTGTCCTCCCCAAGAGATTATAGATAAAGCCCTTAATATTAGAAATAATGTTGTGGGGCAATTAAACAATGTCTCTAAATTTATCCAAAGATCATCAGGTAGATTAGAAGAATTATTAGGAGTTATTAATGCTCAAGTTGAAGTTATTAGAACCTCTAAAGTAACTAAAAATATTCTTAGTAGAACCCAAAAAGTAACCTCAGCAGCAGCTGCAGCAGCTGGTATTCCTGTTCCGGGTCCTGTGAGTGCATTGTTAAGTAATCTACTTGCTGGAGTAATATCGTTAGATAATATTATAAAAAACATCCAATTTGACGATAGTGGCAACCCCAAACTCCCAGCATCTATATCTAATTTGAACGGTGGTTTATTTGCCCTAACATATTTAGATAATATAATTCAAGATATAATAAAAAAACTAAATTCTATAGACCAACTATTAGCTAAATGTGGTGCACAATTAGATCCTTTAGATTCAAATTTACAACTTATAGCTAATAATGAAGACGATAATTTATACAAAGGATTTTTACTTAAAATAGAAGAAACAAAATTCAATGATAGATTAACCCAAAAAGTAGGAGTTGCTTACAATAAATCGGGAATTGCTCTTTTAAAGACAGATTCTTCATTTACTGAAAGTCCTCAAGTTTTAATTGAAACTTTAAAATTTATCATCGACAGAGATAATTTAAAAGCTAATTAATTTAATATTTATAACCATGAAAGCGCAAGATTTCAAAAAATTAATTAAAGAAGCCGTTAGAGAAGCTATCCAAGAGGAATTAAAAGATATCCTTTTGGAAGCAGTTCGTGCACCTAAATTAACTTTAGAAAGTACTCCTATAGGAGTAGGTGGAACCGGAGTAACCAATCCTTCTGTTATTTCACAACCCTCAGCTACTTCAGCAATTGAAAGAAAAGCTATGCTAGAAAATATCCTAGGTGATATGAGAAGAGGTCAAGATACTATATCTATGACTACTGCTAATCTTAATACTTTTCAACCACCTGCCGGAGCTAATTTCGCTGCTGAAGGATCTAAACTTCCAGAAGGTAATGTAGGATTAGATCAAATAATGGCTTTAATGAACGGTAAGTAATGGCATTTGGAGCTAGATATATTTTTCCTAACGACGCCAACCCTAGAGTTGCCGTAGGAGTTAATCTTCCTTTTTCAGGAAATTCTGTATTTACCCCAAACTTTACTACAAAAGAGGCAGTTAAGTATAACTTAATTAACTTTTTCTTAACCAATGCTGGTGAAAGACCGTTAAATCCTTCTTTCGGAGCTAACCTTAGAACCCGAATTTTTGAACAGTTAGACGATACTACTTACAATGGTTTAGTAGATGTTATAGGTTCGTATATAAGTAATTACTTCCCTACTGTTAGATTATATGATCTATCAGTTGTAGGTAACCCAGATACTAATACAGTAACCGCAACCCTAACTTACGATATTTTAGATTTAGGTACAACAGATACTATACAACTTGAATTCTTATAATGGCTACAAATAGAAACATACAATATGTAAATAGGGATTTTACCCAGATAAGACAAGCTCTTATCAATTATTCTAAAACATATTTCCCTACAACTTACACTGACTTCTCTCCAGCATCACCTGGTATGATGTTTATGGAAATGGCAGCTTATGTAGGTGACGTTTTATCTTTCTATTTAGATACTCAAATCCAAGAAAGCTATCTTCAATACGCTAAAGAAACAACCAATCTGTATAACTTAGCTTATATGTTTGGTTATAAACCCACAGTTACAGGTGTAGCCACAGTTGATTTAGACATTTACCAGCAAATTCCAGCTAATCCTGTTACAGGTGATCCTGATTTCTCATATTGTTTAATATTAGAACCCAACGCTGTTGTTTCCTCTAATCTAAACTCAAACCAACAATTTTTAATTCAGAATAAAATCGATTTTTCAGTATCTAATTCTTTAAGTCCTACTGAAATTAACGTTTACACTTATTCTGGAACACAACCTTCATACTATCTTTTAAAGAAAACTACTCAAGGAATATCTTCTACAGTTAATACTACTACATTCTCGTTTGGTACCCCTGTAGAATTTGATACTGTTACTATTAACGACAGTCAAATTATAGGAATACTTGACATTTTTGACAGTGATGGAAATCAGTGGTATGAAGTTCCTTATTTAGCTGAGGACTGTGTTTTTGATACTATTCAAAACTCACCTCAAAACGATCCTAATTACAGTGTCAACAATGATGAAGTTCCTTTTCTATTAAGATTAAAACAAGTTCAAAGAAGATTTGTAACTCGTTTCCTTAATTCTGGATCACTTCAATTACAATTTGGTGCTGGTACTACAAATGATGTAGATGAAGTTATTGTACCTAACCCGGATAACGTTGGTTTAGGTTTACCTTATACTCAAGATAAACTTACAACTGCTTATTCTCCTACAAACTTTATCTTTACCAAAACTTATGGTATTGCTCCTGCAAATACTACTTTAACAGTTAGATACTTAACTGGTGGTGGTGTAGCAGCTAACGTACCTGCAAATAGTTTAACTAATCTTAACACTTCAAACGTTAGATTTTTAAACAACCTACCAAATTCGGTAGCAAGCCAAGCAAACTTTGTATTTAACTCTATAGCAATTAACAATCCTAGAGCAGCTTATGGAGGTCAAAATGGTGATACTATAGAAGAACTTAGACAAAATACTATTTCTACTATAGGAGCTCAGCTCCGTAGTGTTACCCCTGAAGATTACCTAATCAGAGCTCTTTCTATGCCAGCACAGTATGGTACCGTTGCTAAAGCGTTTATAGAAAAGACAAAGTTGCAAAACATGTTACCCGGTGAAATTCCGTCTACCCTCGATCTATACGTTTTAACTTACGATCAAAACGGAAAATTAACCACAGCCCCTGCTGCTCTAAAACAAAATCTATCTACTTACTTAGCTCAATATAGGATTATAGGAGACTCGGTAAATGTTAAAGATGCTTTTGTTATAAACATTGGAGTTGATTTTGATATTATAGTATTACCTAATTACAATTCTAATGATGTTTTATTAGCTTGTACTAATGCTTTAATTGTTAAGTTTGCTATTAGAAACTGGCAGATAAATCAACCTATTATCTTAAGTGAACTATTTGTTCTATTAAGTAACGTTCCTGGCGTTCAATCAGTATCAAATATAAAAGTTACTAATAAAGTAGGTACTTCTGAAGGATACTCTCAATATGCTTATGGTATAGAGGGAGCTACAGTTAATAATACTATTTACCCTTCACTAGATCCTATGATTTTCGAAGTTAAATACCCACTATCCGATATTAAAGGAAGAATAGTAACACTATAAGATGGCAGTATATAAAATATTCCCCGAAAAAGATGCTACCATGTATTCTCTGTTCCCACAGATGAATACAGGTTTAGATGAAATCTTACAAATAGGTAACTTAAACTTTGCTATTGATACTAATCCCCAAGTATCAAGATACCTAATCAAATTTGAACAAGATGAAATAGAAAATTTCATTGATACCAAAGTACTCCCTGTAACTAATAACTGGAAGGCTTACCTCAGAAATTATATAGCAACAGCTCAAGGTATTGCTTTAGATTCTAGACTTTATGTTTACCCTGTTTCAGGTGCTTGGGGTATGGGTACAGGTAAGTATTTAGATATTCCTATTGTAACTAATGGTGTAAGCTGGGAATGGAGAACCACAGGAGATGGTAAAAGATGGGACTTTACAAATTTTGGTCCTTTTGTTACTGCTTCTTATGCTTCAAACTTTAACAGAGGAGGTGGAACTTGGTTTACAGGATCTAACTACCCTAATCTAGATGTAGTTCAAACCCAAACCTTTACTTATCATTCAGATAAAGATCTTACAGTTAACGTTACGGATACTGTTAAAGCTTGGTACACTAGTTCTAATGGTTTAACGGGTAGCTACGTAGATATAGCCAATGAAGGATTTATTATAAAATGGGAAGGTAGTAGTTCATATGAAGATCCATTAGGAAACTACTACATAGAATTTAATCCTAATAAAAACGTTCAACCCGTTTTACAGTATTATTCTAGAGACACCCATACTATATACCCACCATGCCTTGAAATCAGATGGAGAGATTTTAGTTTTAACACTGGATCTTCAACTGCAACTATAGTAAACACAGACAACATTTATGCTTCTATAGCAAATAATGCTGGATTTTACTACAGTCAAAGTATTCAAAGAGTAAGAGTAGATTGTCGTCCAAAATACCCACCTGTGGTATTCCAAACTTCTTCTCTCTATACTACTAACTATTATCTTCCTACAGCATCTTATTATGCTATTAAGGATCTTGATACAAATGAATATGTAATAGACTTTGATACAGAATACACTCAAATTAGTGCCGACAACCAGTCAAGCTACTTTGATTTATATATGAATGGGTTACAACCCGAAAGATATTATACTATACTTATCCAAACTACAATTAATAATACTACACTAGTATTGGATATGAATTATAACTTTAAAGTTATTAATGGATGAGTCAAGAAAGAATAAATCTTGTAAAACAAGTATTTGATAAAAGACAGTATGATAAAACTATCAATACATCTTTTAACCAATTAACTTTTGCTGCTGGAAGTGCTACAGGATCAGCCCTCCCTTCAGTAGATCAGTTTTTTGATTATTACAATGAATTATTCTTTGAAATACCTAAATTTGGAGTTACTAACTCTCATGAATATCTTATTAAAACTAGCCAAGATTATATAGGCCTAGATACACAAAATGAAGAGATACAAGCATTAGTAGCAGAAATAACAGATTTAAGGCAAGAAGTTTTAAGTTTAAATCAACAATTATTTGATTTACAAAATACAAACACAGTAAATGGCTGAGAGTAAAATTAATATTATCCAAGTAAATCCTACTACTTTTGAGTTACAAAATTATAACTTAACAGATGAAACTCTTATTTCCAACCAGATTGTTGAAGGAAAATTTGGGTTATCTGGTGATTATGTAGAATATTTTGTCTATTCTTTTGACAAATTACTTTTATACCCAATTGATACCCCTGCTATATCTTTTACAGATTATACTGTAACTAATGATCCTTATCTTCAAAACCAAGGATTTTATTCTACAATTAATATTGATCCTCTTGTAGATGCTGTTGACTCAGGATTTGAAGTAGGTCAATTCTACACAGTTTACAATTTCTTAAAAACTAAACTTAGCTCTTCAGTAGATGAGCAATTTTATATTACAGAAATTAGCTCTGATAGAACTGAAATCAGATTAGACACTAACTCTATCCCAGATGCTTCTTGGGTACCCTTAGCCCAAGAAC